TAAGTGACGGTGCTACAGATACCGCAGTTCATTACTTTAAAGGTGTTGGTGGTGCTTGGGAGCAACTAAACAGTTCTGCTTCTAACACAGTTACTTTTGATGCACACTACAATGCACCTAGCGCACCAAGCTCAGGTGATACTTGGATCAAAACAACACGCCCAGGTAACGGTATTAACTTGGCATTCTACAGTGCAAACGCCAGTGGCGTATTTGGACTAGAAAATGTTAAAACAGTAGACGACACACAAGGCGGTGGCGGTAACAACATCCTTCAAGATGGTACAGCCGTTGGCGCACAGACACTTGTCAACAGTGATATCCATGTTAGCCTAAATGCAGGCGCAACAGGCGGATACACAATTGATAATGTTGTTGCAGGTGCAGCAACAGCAATCACAAGTGCAAACTTCTACGCACAAGACGCAGAGCCAACTGGTAATCCAGCAAACGGCACACTATGGTACAACGACACTCGTACAGAGATTGACGTTCTAGTACGTGGCGCCGCAGGTTGGGAACGTGTAGCTACAGCAGATATTCAATACTCAACAATGGAACCAACACAAAACAGCGTTGGTGGTGCATTAACAAGTGGCGATATTTGGATCAACACAGGTGCCGGCGAGCGTGATCGTCCAGCCCTATACCAACACAATGGTGTTAGTTGGGTTGCACACGATAACACAGACCAAACTACACAAGACGGTGTACTATTTGACGACTTTACAGACCAGACACGTACTGCTCTAACAAGTGGTGCAATTACACCAATCACTAGTGCTCCTGATTACAGACTATTCCCACAGGGTATGTTGGCTGTAAACATGGCACAAAGTAAAAACACAGTACGTAGTTGGGATGCAACAGCAGGTGCATGGCGCAACGCCGCAGCAAACCACGCAGATGGTAGCGGTGCATTTGGTCGCTTTGCACAGCGTAAAGTAGTAAGTGCAGCTATGCAAGCCGCAGTTGCTGGTAACGAAGATCTACGTGATCCACTACGCAACTTTACACTACTAGCAGCTCCAAACTATCCAGAGCTAACAGACGAACTAGTTGCTCTAAACAGTGACCGTGGTGAAACAGGATTTATCATTATTGATACTCCAATGCGCAAGACACCAACTGAAGCAGTTCAGTGGGTACAAGGCGTTGGTGCTAGCGAAAATGGTGATGATGGTCTTGTAACTAAGAACACATACAGTGCAGCATATTATCCAGCAGGTCGTGCAACAACTCCTGCAGGTGCAACTGTAACCGTTCCACCTTCACACATGGCACTATACCAGTATGCATATAACGACAATATTGCTTATCCATGGTTTGCACCAGCAGGTCTAACCCGTGGTGTTGTACAAAATGCTAGCGCAGTTGGCTATATTACTAGTGAAACAGAATTCAAAGCTGTAGCACTAAGTCAAGGTCAGCGTGACAGTATGTATGCAGCGAAACTGAATCCAATTGCAACTTTCCCAGCAGAGGGTGTTGTGTTCTTTGGACAGAAGAGCTTACACAGTACAACTACTGCACTTGATCGTGTAAACGTAGCACGTTTGGTTGCTTACTTACGTGAACGCTTTGACGAAATTGCTCGTCCGTTCTTGTTTGAACCAAATGATGTTCCAACACGTGCAAGAGTAGCGGCAGTGTTTGAAGGCTTCCTATCAGACATTCTAGCAAAGCGTGGTGTTACCGACTTTGCTGTTGTTTGTGATGAGAGCAACAACACACCAGCACGTATTGATCGTAACGAACTATACGTAGATGTAGCGATTGAACCAACAAAAGCAACAGAATTCATCTACATTCCAATTAGAATTGTTAACACAGGCGCACTGAGCTAATAATTCTAGTATAAAACTCAAAGACCGCCTTAGGGCGGTCTTTTTTTGACAGAAAAATCATAAATATAGTTATACAAACTTTTCTTAAGAGGAGATAGACAATGGCTGTATTAACAAATTTAAGTGTACCTACAACGAGCAATACTGCTCCTGGTACCATTATGCCGAAGATGCAATATCGTTTCCGTGTATCATTTGGATTTGATACTAGTGAAGTGGTAACAAGTAACGTAGTGAGCGTGACTCGTCCGACACTAAGTCATGACGAAGTAACACTTGATACGTACAACTCACGTATTTACCTAGCAGGTAAGCATACTTGGGAAGCGGTTACAATTACAATCCGCGATGACGTTTCAAACACTGTAATTACACAGATTAACGAACAAATGAGTCGTCAAATTGACATGGTAAACCAAGCAAGCCCACAAAGTGGCAGTGGTTACAAATTCCAGACAAATATTGAAACACTAGACGGTGGTAATGCTGAAGCAGAAACACTAGATAAGTGGGAACTATATGGATGCTATATTCAGAACGTAGCATATGGTGAAAGTAACTATGCAACTAGTGAAGCGCAAATTGTTACAGTAACTATCCGTTACGACAACGCACAACACAAGGCATTCGGAACACAGGATCTATTTACAGGTGGTAATACAGATCCAACCGCATCTCTAGCAACCTCGAATGGTTAATAGGGTAAAGTTAGCCAATGTCAATTCGCCAACACGCAAGTGAAGTATTCTTTGGTCCCGGTAATAACGCCGGGACCGGAGGTACTTATACGGCGATACCCAGACAACGCTTTAACTTTAGCCTAGAAATAGAAACTCAAAACACAAATTTAGAATTTTTAAGAGTACAGGACCTAACCTTACCGGGTTACAGTTTTGATACTCAAATTATGAATCAGTATAACCGTAAACGTGTTGTACAAACAAAACTAAATTATGGTCAATTAGTAGTTAATTTTTATGACACCAATGATGGTAAATTTCACAACCTATTAAAAGATTATATTGCAAACTACTATAATACTGGTAATGGTATCGACCCATTTATTGATGGATCAGGCAATGCTGATACAGTATTGGGTGACTTTTTTGACACAAACATGGGATTTACACCTGCTTTTGGAAATAGATACTTTTTTCCAGAGATCAAAGTCAAACAATATGGCGAAGCCGGCAATGTTAGAACTACAAAACTTAAAAACTGTTTACTAACAAATGTAAATGGCGATACATTAAGTTATAGTGACAGTGGTGCAGTATTATGGAATGCAACCTTCCAGCCTGAGAGTATCAGTGTGGTAGATATTCCAGATAGAGACCCTAATGTAAGTCCATAAATACCAGTATGGCAAAATATCAACAAGGCAAATACGAACCCATCAACAAAGAAAAGTATATTGGCAAAAGAATGCCAACTTATCGCAGTGGATGGGAACTTCAGTTCATGCGTATGTGTGATAAACACCCAAACATACTGGCATGGGCAAGTGAAAGCCACCGTATACCCTATAGAAATCCACTAACAGGCAAAGCTACTACGTATGTTCCTGATTTTTTTATTATATATGAAGATATGAACGGACGTAAACATGCAGAAATAATCGAAGTAAAACCCAGTAAACAAGTAATGGGAAATGCCAAGAGTATGCAAGATAAAGCTGCCGCAATAGTGAATGAAGCAAAGTGGAAAATTGCTAGACAGTGGGCAAATCAACAAGGTTTAGGTTTCCGTATTATTACAGAAAATGAATTGTTTAGAAGTCCCCAAGGCAGTAAACCCAAGAGGAAAAAACGATGACCAAAAAACTAGAAGAAACTTTTAATCTTCCTTCAATGGATGAAATTGAAGAAGAAATTGAAGTTACAAATAACCTAGTAGACCCAGTAGCTGATAATATAGACGAGCTACAAAATGCACTAGCTCAAGTAGATAAAATTGATCAAGCATTAACTCCAGTTAAAAATTTAGAAGCATTGGATAGTGACATGGACAAATATGCCACTGAAGCAATGGATGCATTCCAGACACTAATGGATTTAGGACAAAATGTAGAAGATCGTCATGCGGCACCAGTATTTGACAGTGCGGCTAAGATGATGGCTAATGCTATTACTGCTAAACAAGCAAAAATGGATAAAAAACTAAAAGTTATTCAAATGCAGATGCAAAAACAAAAACTAGATTTGGAAGAAAAGAAACTAGAATGGCAGATGCAGAAAGCCAAAGGT